AGGAGTTCTGCGATTTTATAAGAGAGATTGTTGTCCTAAGACTCTAACTATACCCCTGGGTTACCACTGGTCGACAGAAGCGATAAATAAGAAGGCAAATCCCTTAGAATTTCGTCTGTATTCATGGTCCTTCACTGGAACTAATTGGAAAGGTCGCTCTAGTCAACTAGAGCCCCTCCTTGCAATTGATCAGCATTTCGTAAAATTTTTCCCTGATTGGAATGATCCAGAACAATTAACTAAGAACCAGTATCTAGAACTTCTGCAGGATACCATTTTTGTTCCCTGCCCAGAAGGTAATAATGTAGAAACGTATCGTCTCTATGAAGCCCTAGAATGTGGATGTATTCCAGTATTTACTAAACTACCTGGAGTCCTAGAAGATTCAGGTATACCTTTTATAAGAAAAGAAAGCTGGAATGAAATTGCCAAAATGATAGACTATTTTATGGAAAATCCACGTATACTGGCCGACTATCATAAGAGTATAATGGTTGCATGGTCAAGCTATAAGAATAGACTAAAGCTTTCCTTAGAAAAGTGGTTATTGCTATAAAAAAATTGATAGGTATACCAGGTTAAACCGATGTAACCAAACTTACTATAATGAGACAAAGTGAAAAGTGGCTTCTTGACCAAATTCTTAGCAATCCAAGAACAGTAAATCTTAGATATGCACATTTTGCGAGTATCCACGTGGCGGTTCTGATGAAACGTGGGCGAATAATAGCAGAAGCAACAAATGGCTTTGGCTCTAGAAGCCGAGGATCTGGATATTGCGCAAGTAGTATCCATGCAGAGCGTAATGTGGTGAAGGAAATTGGTAATATCCATGAGTTAAAGGGTGCTGAGATGTATGTGGTGCGCATTTCTAGAAATAAGGATATTGAAGTTGAGGACCCCTTTGTCGGATCAAAGCCCTGTGCACAATGTCGCGTGTTTCTTGAGAAATGCATGAAAGAATATGGACTAAAAAATGTTTACTATACTCCACCGGTTATACTCGGTTAAATGTATCTCTCACAGTTGTGTGATAAGGATTCGTCTGAACCTGGTCTACAATAAGTCGCCGCCTAGTTTTTTCATTAGTATAAGCATTATAATAATGAATAGAGTAAGATGTATTGATAAAGAATAAGGCTACAATCGTGAAAATGATTACGTAGAATGTATTATCTGATATGGATCCAAGGGTGGTAGTAGGCGCAGATGTGAGTATGCATTTCTGGGTTGAACTAGGGCTAGGTAAACGAGTGAAGCTTGGGCTAGGTAAAAGAGAGAAACTGGGGCTGGGAGTCTGAGTAAGGTCATGACTAAAACTAATGCTGGGACTAGGTATTAGAGTAAGGGTAAAACTAACACTCTGTGACTGTGACGAAGTGGCACTAGGCGAGTGGCTAACGCTAGGTGTAAAGAAATGCGTTGAACTATACAGTGATGTCTGCGTAGGAGTAGAACTCATTTGATATGGCAAAAGTGAGTATTTTTTTTATTTCAATTTTGTATACTAATATTATAATGAACACCTCAGTATATACACTTAACGGAAGTCAGCCGGCAAGTGCCACAATAAATACTTTAACAAATACTCCTAGCACAGGAAGTGCAGATTTATCTACACTATCTAGTTCAGTTGAAACAAACACCCTTGTATTTAAGAATCAACCTCTATCCTGGTGGCTTGAGTCATTAAATAGTGGTGCAGTAAAGTATACACCTATAAGCAACGATGTAAATTGGTCTTATTTTACACCATCCGGCCAACAATTTCATATAAGAATAGAATTATCTAACGTCCTCATACCGAATAGAAGTAAGTCTTCTACTAGAAATCCTGACAATTCTAGTTTTACAGTATCATTTGAGCCAAAATTTAGTCTAGAGCGCACAGACACAATGAGTATGCCTGGATCTCGGATTAGCAAGTAAAATTGAATAATCTAATAAACCATATATACAACAATGGAAGCAATCCCTTGTTGTATTTGTGGTGAGGCAGGTCATCGTGTAGGAAGGTGCAATGAACTCTGGCAAAACAAGGTTCCTCCACCTGAACGAGGGCAACATGGGGATGATGAGGAGGATCATTTGAAGATGACAATTTCTGGAAAGGCAGCAGCACATGACTTTAGCCAGACTAATGGGTCCAAGGCAGGACATTGAAAGCTACGCTCAGTAATTAGCATGTAAATCCAATCTGATGGATTTTTATTTGTATTCATCATTTCTGCGAGCCGATCTGTCGAAAGGTGTAAGGATTTCTTGAAGAATTCTAAATGATCATCAGTTAAACTTTCTCTAACACCCTTTTGCCAAAGAAGAAAGACAAGAATCATAAATATATCACGGCCAACCTTTGGACATGGGTCAAACGGAGGTAGGATGCCATCTCCAGATTGTATCCATGGGACTTTTCCGGGTCCTAGACAAGAGAAACCATAATCCACTAGGATTGCTGTATAATATGGTGCTATATGAATATTGTATGCATCCTCAATTACTAAAGAACGCGACTTAAATGAATCAAGTTTTACTAGAATATTATCTGGCTTGAGATCTCTATGATTAAATCCAATGGTCCTCTCTAAAACAATGCATGATAAGGCAATCTGTGCAATAATATTAATTAGGGCATGCCCATTTTCTTTAGATTTCTTTGACCATGATGGAAGGGTCTGTAAATATTCATCCAATAGGGGCGCTGAATAGATTGGTTCCATAGAAAACCATATTGAATCTGAATAAGAAAAAACATCAACTACCTTCGGACAATGCTCTCCTAGACCATGCTCTGAAAGTGACTTATTAACTAACCATTGTATAACTGCTTCCTGTTTTGCATGTTTCTGAGAGACTGGTTTTTTCACTAATAAATCTTGCGCGTCTGATGTATCTCCTGGTGAGAACCGTTTTACCCAAACAAGCTTACCCAGGGTATTATCTGCTACTGTCTCCTCAATACTCATTTTACATCGTTCATTCCCCTTGCAGTCTTTTAATGACCCAGAATCATCTAAGACTGCGCATTTAGATGCAGGAACAGTAGAAAGAGTCTGTAAGGACCCTTTCCAGCTTAATCCTATTTCATTCGAATTATACATTTAAAAATTCGTATCTAAATATTACGCGGATTAACTAAATGCCTGGCGAATTTTTTCGTTTCTTTCTGGGCCAGCAGACCCATCAATCCAATGTGCAGCAATCTCATTTGGGTGTTCGTCATTAAATCCATTACCAAATAAGTCTAACCAACCCGGAGGCTCTTCCCACGTCCACTGTGTCATCTTCAAATCCCAAAATCCACGCTTACAAAATCTAACATCAGGCTTTCCCTCGTTAATAAATACCGATAAGGGTATATATCGGTCGCGCCACACCATATACGGTGAGCCAAGTGTATCAGGATTTATACGACGCCTTGCTCTCCATTTTAAAGGGATGGAAAGAAATTCTTCCTCAGTAGCCTTTTTAAATGTCCAAGCCCGTTCATAAAAAGAAAACCATTTGCTCCCAAATTGTTTCTGTGAAAGATGCACAAGCTCATGTTGCATTGTCTTGTCACTTGGCTCCCACTGCAAAAAAATAGGCATGGCAATTCCAGTCTTACCACGAGTATGAGGAAGACCTGAATCTGAAGAGGGATGTAAATATACCAGCTGGATTGGACCTTCCAAAGGAAATGGAAAAGAAAAATCTACCTTTTCAACCCTAGCACTTCCCTCAGCACTCTGAAGATATGGATGCCCTCGTGCCTTAATATTTAATTCACCAGCCACTGATTTCTTCATTCCAGAATAATATGAATCTTCAGCTTCCCATTTGGAAATGACTTTAGCTGCATGCTTTGCATCTATAGTCTGTAATTCAATCATCTTACTTCTTCTTAGGTTTTCTCTTTGCCTCATCAACGAGCATCTTATCCATAAAGAGCTGTTGAGCCCTCGTTACCATAGGCGCAGCGGTCTTAGCCCGCGTCCTAGAGGCCATGGAAGTTGCCAGAGGTGCTCTGACTACAATATCCGATAGACCCCAGGCCTTCATCAAGGTATTTGTATTCTTTGTCTTTGCCGGCTTGAATAGGTAGTCACGGGCATAGAGCTCCCGCTCAGCTGCCTGCATTTCTGGATCAGCATTCCATCCCTGGGGTGGCGGCCTCACTCCAGGCAGCTGATCCACCAGAATACTGAATAGCTGGCCAACTGGATTCTCCAGCTGATGCTCAATATAGTATTCAGGATCAGGCTTGAGTCCATTTGCCTTCATAAAGGCCGGAGTTTCAATGCGGTCACCCTGCGTCCCTCTGAATCCTGCAGGCGGCTTGAAATAGATGAAGGATAGTCGGTCTCCTGAGGCCGGCGCATTACCAGGATCCCTTGCAGTAATTCGGTCAGCCAAAATCTTATGAGCCGGCGGAGTGGCAGACTTGTATTCAGATCTGAGGCTCTTTGTAAGCATGAGCTGATTCAAGCTCACCTTGTTATCCATGAGCTCATCAACCCATTTCTTCACAAAGGCGGCAGCTGCTGCCACGTCCTTGTTCGTCAGAAGAATCTTGATTGCCCCGCCATAGATTGTCTTGACAATGGCCGCATAGTCACGACGCTTTGTTGCAATACCCATGGATTTCTGGCAGTAGTCATCCGCATTCTCCTCATACATGTTCCCCACATAACGCTTCTTACTGAAGATAATGAAGGGATAGAAGGCCTTATCAAACTCAAAGTCATGCGGCTTCTTCAAAGCCTTGGTGATGAACTCGCCCGCCTCTGTTGTAATGTCAATGGTGGCCTGGATTGCCTCTCGGCCCTCTAGGCGCTCACCTGTCTTGGGATTTCTCGGATTGATCTCCACAAAGAGAGAATCCGTGTCACCATAGACAACAAAGGCCGAGCAACGGGGATCCTTAGCCTCTGGGCCATAGAACTTCTCAATTGCCGCCTTGGCAAACATGATCTGCTTCCTGCCATAGGCGGTAACTGAAGCTGCTAGATTCTGAAGCCTTACCTTGAATACACCAGAGCCTAGCTGACCATAGAGAGAATTTGCCGTCAGCTTATATGCCAGCTGCTCAGCATCCAGAAGAGCCTTTCTGAAGGGATCGGACTCCTTCTTGATCTCGGCACGCTTTGCCGCCCTCGCCGCCAGAAGACCCTGCACAATCCGCGGCAGAACAGCCTTCCTTGATCCAGGATACTGTGCGTATCTGCACACCCTGGTGCCCATCTTGAGCTTCTTGGGATTCTTACGGAAATCCTGGGGATCAGGCTTCCAGATATCAAAGGAAATATCAATCCACCTGCATCCCATTGCCTCACCAGCCTTCTGGTATTTGGCAATATCGCCATAGGAGACCATCTTGACTTCCTTACCATCAAGGTCGTAATCCTTTGACCAGAGAAGGGAGTCATAGCTGATATTCTCAGACTCAATGGTTGATGGATACAGAGAGGCAAAGTCACAGACACCAATAGGGCTCTTTGTGTAGAATCCAGGTGTTGGATCCAGAACAATTGCACCCTCATAGGAATCCTGAGCCTCTTCACCCTCAGGAGCCACGTAATTGAAGGGTGGAGAAGTCTGAGTTACGATGGTCATGTTTGCCGTATTACAGAACTTGAAGATGAGTGACTCGATCTTAACACCCTGACCCCTGGTGAAAATCATCGTCACTGGCACTGAGCAGACGTTGGCCATACACATGGCATTATTGAAGGTCTCCAGCTTGTTGTAGAGATCCATTGTCAGATCACAATCCTGAATACAGTAGGCTGCAATGGTTGCCCTGTCCTTGGATGTGCCCCTGTGGAGCCTGAAAATGTCTGCTGGACTCACATCGTCCTTCACAATTACCCACTTGACCGCCATGTCAGTATCAAGCTCAGCATCAGCCCCTGCCGGCTGGACTCTGATAAATCCATCACCCACGTCAATAATAGGGAGCTTATCGGTGAGCTCATCACCCGTCTCATCCAGGAGAACAATGGCACGACCAACTCGTGCATTACCCGTGCCACTGGTCTTAATGTGCCACGAGCCATCCTCATTATGCGTAACTGCCTTGAGCTTCCCTGACATGAAATATTTCGTCACCTCGTCCAGCTTATAAGAAGGTAGCTGATACCCACGCTTCACCACGTGGAACAAGTCAATCTGAAGGCGACCCTGGAGAGAGAGGGTATGGAGAAAGTTGTCACCCATGGCCGAGGAAGCCAGACGCTTCTCCTGAAGAGAAACGCGACCCCCGTGACCAAAGAGCCTGCTCATCTTTTGCAGATCGGTATTATCGGTGAGTCTAAGAACCTCTGCACGCTGCCACAAGTAACGCTCATCAAAACCAAAGATATTGTAGCCAACCCAGACATCCGGATTTGTCTCAATGAGCCAGTCAAACCATGCCATGAGCATTTCCTGCTCAGTTGAATAATGCTTTACAATCGCACCATCAATATCATCACAGGTATCGAGCACAAAGATAGTCTTCTGAATTGTTCCATCTGAATCCTTGAGCACACAGCCAATCTGGATAATAGGATCGCCGCTGCCTCTGTCAGGCTTTGCCACGGGAAAGTCTCCTGACTTTGAATAGCACTCCAAATCCCAGAAGAGAGTCTTAAATGGTGCTGCTGGCTTCGGTGGCTTTAACTCAGGGCTCACTGCCTCCCACTGGCATGTAATGACTCGGATACCAGTCTCCTCATCATTCGAATCATCATCAGGGTCTACCGTCACCCAGCCGCAGGGAGCAATATCTCTAAGATGGAAGAATCGCAGAAGAGGATCTAGACCAGACTCATAAACTGGAAGTGGTGGTGACTTCTTGCTCAAGCTAAAGATAGGCTCCTGGTGGTCATTCAGCAAGATATTCTTTACTGCACGGAAATCCTTCATGTTTGCAACGGAAAGCTTGAAGAAGGTAAAGTCCTCATCGGCCGTAAATCCATAGAGCTCCTTTCGCTTAACACGCTCAACTGACATGGATGCAGGTGCTTGCTGACCAAACTGACTGCGAAATTGCATGATATCGAGAGATGGAGGAACCTTCACATAGAGAAATGGCCGGAAGCCTTCAACATCACAACGAAGACTCTCTCCACTGGCAGTCATTCCAAACAGATGTATTGTCATCATACAGTTCCTATTGTTCGTATTAGCCTTGCCATAGGAGATATCTGGATCAGCAGTATCATCCCAGCTATACTGGATTTCTTGCTCCTCCTCAGTCTCTCGCGTGACCTCAATATATTGGTCACGTGAGAGGGCATCTAGGATATGAAAGGTTACAGACATTCTTTGTGCTTTTTTCTATGAAAGTAAATGAAGCAATTTTTAGCCCGGTTATTTGCGTCTACGCGTTGATTGGTTTCGTAAGCTTAACATGGACTTAACAGATGCAGTATGATCACGAATCGCCTTTAGCATTGTTCCACCCTTAGCTGGCTCTGGTATAAGTGCTGCACTAGGTGTAGGAGACTTGCTCTGAGAAGAAACTAGATCATCGGTAATTCGTGGTGGTAGAGAAGTATGAATTCTTCTTGAAGTTGCTGCCTTATTTTTAGAAGAATTGATATTTAAGGTATTAACCGTAGGAGATGCATCTTTATTCATATGAGAATCCTCTTGAGAATCATCCATAGTAGGTATACCATTTAATGTATCATATGGGGACTTTGCTAAACTTCCCTCAGTTACATTTGCCCTGCGTGGACTATTGCCACGTGCTGCGAGATTCATAGAAGGTCCCATAGAAGGTCCCATAGAGGGTCCCATAGAAGGTCCCATAGAGGGTCGCATAGAAGATCCCATAGAAGGTCCCGTAGAAGGTCCCGTAGAAGACTTTATAGTAGGATTCTGCACCAGATTACTTAGAGCTTCTCTATCCTCAGAAAGTGTATTATTCCTAGGCATAGCATTTGTAGGATTACCTTCCTCATCCTCAAAGGTCGCTGGTTTCTTATCCTTTCCAACAAGCATCAGAGTTGGAAAAAATTTACGGGGGACATTCGCTAGACTTGTCTTTCCTATCATTTCAGAATCAACTGAAGCAAGATTTACTGACTTATTCTTTAGTTTAGTAAGTGGTCCCCATACCTCATCATTAAATCTATGGCAAGCACCACACCATTTGGCATTTATATATACTAGTGTTAAAGGACCGCTAGAAAGTTGTTTCTCAAATGCCTTTACGGCTGAATGAGACCGGACATCCAATACTTTCCCCTTTCCATGTTTTCGCGTTACTCTTCGGTTTCTAGTTACCATCTATTTATAGTCTATAAAGTTTTATAGGCTGAAGATAGTAATGGAAGGCCTTCCAAAGTGGCTAAATATAAAAGTTATTTCAGCAATTGGATTATTTTTTCTTCTTATTGCAATTGCTTCTACCTTTGTTAAGAGATCTACACCAATGCAAGGATTTGAAGGCCCAATGGAATCCAGTGTTGTCCTAGATACTTCGAAAAAAACAATGTTTCCCTATGCAACAGACCCAATAGCAAGTCTAGACCAGTATGAAATAGATGCAGTATTTGAAAATGAGGGTGACCGAGAATTAAAAGCCCAGCAAATTAACCAACTGACACGTCGTTACCCCCTTGATTGGGTAAATTATCCTCCAAGTGCCAGTAAATTTCAATCTGAACAGGCCAAGTATATCGAGGGATTCTCTTCAAACTCCTCAGCTACAGATTTAAATAAACCATACAAGGATATCGGGGATGGAAATTTAACACCTCCCGACACTTCAGCAATGGAACGGGAAGAGAAGGAAATTCTAGCAACATATACACCAAGAAAATCTGGAGATATGACTTCTTATGATGCATATGATGCACAGAAACTTCTAGAACAGATATATGAACCAAAGGGTCTCATACCAACTGTAAATAAACGAGATGATAATGTCTTTGAGGTAATCAATACAAGAAGTGTAAAGGATAAGATAGAATACGAGGATGATCTTCCAGAGGCTTCTATTACCTCTAGTTCTCACCTTGGTCCAGGAGAGGCAAAGATTGAAGTTCCACCAACCGCAGTTGAAATCGCGGCAGGCCGCGATCCCTTTTACGAACCTACAACGAGCACCCGTTCATCGCGCACAGACTATATGCGTTGGACCCCTGGCCTAGAGCGTATGTTTGCACCTACTCATCCTACAAGCGACTGGGTTGGTAAATCGGGTGGGCAATAAAGGTATATAAGGCACCTATGTTTTTGGTTCAAGTAGTTAGCGCTAGAATAAAAAAAGTTACTATACAATATTAGATAAAGATGAATAAATTAGAGATGACTGCAGAACAAAGTAAATTAATCCTAAAGTACAGTATTCGCGATGAATTCACTAATAAACTTAGTGAAACGTGTAACATGAAATCAAGAAGATGCCGTGGAGGCTCACATGATTTATATAAATTAATGGTTAATTCCAAGGC